ACCTCCGTGTGCGCCCAAAATTCGTGGGTGGGGTTGAAGTCGATGTAAATCTCCTGACTGGTACGAATCGCCAACTGGTAGTAGGAATCGAAGTCGATGTTGTTCGCCTCGTTGATGTAGAGGACCTGCCGCCTTGCCCCTCGGAGGCGGGCTTCCGAATCAGCGGAAAAGAACTCAATGGTGGACCCGTTGGCGAAGTTGTACTGCAGTAGGGTCTTGTTCCACCTATCGGGAACCCACCTGTGGGTCCATTGCATAATCTTGGCGAAATCCTTGATGGCTCCCCGTCGTAGGTGAGGGACGGATTCGCTGACCACGGATATCTCCGACTTAGGGTGTCGAGCGGCATGGTCAATCAGGACCGCAAGGATGCCGAAGGTTTTGCTCGCACTTGTCCCGCCTTGTATGACTTTCTTCCGAGCGGTCATCGCCCGAATCTTCTTGATGGCGGTGGTGTACTTAAAGTCCATCCCCGAAGAGGGGTTGCTCAATGGTTACGCTGGTCTCCTGCTTATCTACCAAGCCAAGAAGGCGGGATGCGATGTTGGCCGAGTAAACGCCCGAACTTGCACCCTCCAGCATATCCTTGTCGCAGGTGGCCCGTATGCGTGTAATGATTGGGGAAAACCCTTTGTGCATCTCCGATGTGCCCTTCCTATAGTCCGAAAGGTCAAAGCAGACCCCGTTCTCCGCAAGCCATCCCTCAAAGCCCCGAAAGGTGATAGGCCGCTCCTTGTCCCTGTAAACCATGACCCCATCCTTGCCGACATAGTCCTGCACTCGGTACGGGTTGGCCTTGTTCTCGGCCCTGTACTTTTCAAACGCCTCCCATAGTTCTTCGGGGGTATTCCATATTGGGGGACGGCCTGCCATCAGTATTCTATTTTATCAATCAGTTCGTCAATCTTGTCCACAATCTTCATCTTCACCGCAAAGGCGTTCGGCGAGTTGGAATCCTCCACCGCCCCGATGCAGTCGCAGAGGGTCGTGATGACCATCATCAGCGAATCCATGCGGGCTTGGACTTGGGCCTCATCGTTGGGGGCTTTGGTTGAGGGCATGGGTAACGGTGTGGTGGTTGGCTTCGGCGAACTGGTCCGCCTCTTGGTAAATGTATTGGAGGGCCGATTTTACGCAGTCAGCGCACCACCAATTCGTGTTCGGTCGTCCGTGGGCCACGAGGATGGTCTGCAAGTCGTGGACCGCTTCGGGGGACAACCGCATGAACAGGGCGGCCTGATATTGGTCCCAATAGTGGCGGTGCTTGGTTGCCAGCAGGTACTCGTCTTGGGTCATCGGTTCGTCAGTTGCAGAATGACAACGGTCAACCCCGCAGAGGCGAGGCCGTAAACGGGGGCGAGAACCCAACCGCAGGTGGGCAGGGTCAGGGCCACCGCCACCCAAAAGGTCAGGCAGGTCACGCAGGAGAACGGCTTGTGCCTTCCGAAATAGGTGTGGTAGAACCAACGGGGAAGGACACGGTACTCGGCGATTGCGAGGGCGGTCAGCGAACTAATCAGCAGGGGAAATATCAGCGTGTCCATGGGATTGAATGGCGGCCTTTATTTTGGCCTTGGCTTGGTCAATGGAATAAATGATGGAACGATACGGTATGCCCGTGTCCCTTGAAAGTTTCTTCATGTTCCCCGTCCGCAGGTGCAATTTCAGCAGTTCCTTGTCATACGGGAACGCCCCGTCCTTGGCCCATGTGTCCATTTCCGCTTCGGCAATGGCCCAAAGGTCGTCCATCAGCGAATCGTACTCGGCCTGCGATATGGGGGCATCGGGGTTCAGTTCTTCCAGCAAATCATGGTGCCGATACTTCTGCGCAAACTGGTTGTTCTTACCCCTGTAAAGGTTCAGCAGCAACCGAACCACATAGAACTTGAAGTAGCCCTGCGCCTGTATTTGCAGGATTTTTGCGGGGTCCTTTTCAAGCAGGATGAGGACGCACTCCTGTTCCAAATCACGCCAAAGCGGGTCGCCGCCTGTTATTGTAAGGCAGGCTTTTCGGATTTCGCCCGTGCGGTAGAGTTCCAGTATCGTTTGTTCTGCTGACTGCATGCACAAAGATTGCAAAAAAAAGAGGGATGCAGTTAAGCACCCCCCCAAGGTAGGCAGGCGGTTTGGCCCTATTCTCCGCTCGGAAGTTGCAGGGTATCAGTAATATAAGCCCCTTCAGCGGTCTGCAAATACTCTTGGGCATTGTTGAAAACTTGCCTCCGTAGGTACCGCAGTTGCGGCTTGGCCTTGCAGTCGTTGTGAAAGGATTCAAGGTTTATGATTATCGTACTATAGTGGCGGTTCAGTTCCTTGCCGATGGCCATGAAGGTGAACAGGTATTCGTTGTAGGCGATGTCGGCCACGATGTTGCGAGCGATAACGCAGGGCCGTTCCCGTGACGGGGACCGCACTTGGTCGGGGGTGATGCCGAAGATGGCGGCGGTCGTGTCAACGAGGTGGTGGATGAGTGCTGGGGTCATATGGCTGCTATTGATGGGCAAAAAGTGCATTTAAGAACTCGGTGTCCTTGAAAGGATGTGAGGATATAGTCGCAAGTATGGCTTTTATGCGCATCGACTACTTGGCCATGTTCGTACTCGGTAATGATGTAAGCCCCTTCGGGTAACTCTTTCAAATCAACGCCTTCCAACTCATGCTCTTTAAACGCATACATTCGCCGAATGCCGTGATTCATTAAGTAAGGGTACAACGAAAAGGATAGTTCGTCCGCATTTTCTGCCATTAAAAATAAGTCGGATTTTGGATTGACCGACCTTAAACGGTACATCTTCATGGCTTAAACAATTTCGGGGATGGGCATCCAGTAGTTGACTTCACGGGTGAACCAGGAGTGGTTCTCGGAGTGCCACATACTCCCATCATACCAAGCGACGATTTGCAGTCCTTCCACATCGGTAATTAGCACAGGAGTGCCTTCTTCGGGCATTTGGTCTTGGGGGCGTATCCAGGGCATGGCTTAGGCGTTTTTGGCTTGAAGGATGCGACCGAGCAGGGTCCAGTTCACGGACCAAGGCTTGATAGTTTCGGAGCGGTCGGGCTTGCTGCAAGACACGCACTCCTTGCGGATGTGGATTTGCCAGCGGCGAAAATCGGTGGGGGTTGGTTTCATGGGTTAGGGGGTTGGGGAAGGAAAACTGGACAAATAAACGAGTTATCCTCATGCTAAAATAACTCCGTGCATAATGACAAAGTATAGTTTATTCGGTTCAGCCCCCCATTCAGGATTGCCAGTTCTTATTTCGATTCCTTTGTGTTCAAGTTTTAAAATACGCTCTGTATCAGTTGATTTTGGGTAGCCTAAAGTCATTAAGTTTACTTTGTAATTTGTTTGATTTAAGGTATATCCAACTCCATCAGTATCGCAAAAATCAGGTTGAATATAAGCCTCCATTGCCCAAGTAATAGGTGTTCCAAATCGTTTTGACCAGTATGGGCTTAACTCTCTGTAATCTTCTGTTTTTGTCCCTGCTTTAGTCATTTCAAACCATTTAGTTTTTAGCGAAAGTCGTAAGCACGAAGGCATAACAGCACCTACCAAAAAGGTCGGGGTTGGTTTCATGGGTTAGGGGTTTATGGTTTGGAATAATTGATATTTCCCGCAAGTATCGGTCTTGATTTTTACCTGCGGCCCGAATCCGTTGGACCTGCTCAACACATACTCGCAGGCATTCCCCTTCGTCCGTACCTCAATAACCTTCCAAGGGCGGTTGTTGGTGCAGGCGGTCAGGAGCAGAAGGAGCAGTATGCGGTGCATGGTTAACGAGGCCAAAACCAAGTTGACTTACCGCAAGACCCCGTGACATAGACACGGCCCATAAGACCAAGGCGGGATGCGGTTTGTTCGGCAACGGTTACGCCATGCTCAAAGTTCATGCAAGTCAAAACAAGATGCTGGCGGTTAAAGGTGGAGCATTCAATGCTTACTGAATAGGACAATGTTTTCATACTGTTTGGTTTAGTAGGTCAAAGATATACACAACCTACCCACATTCAGCCAACACCCGTTGGAAATC